AAGTTGGATTCAGGAAAGATCTCTATTCATACAGCAATCTTCGGGAGATTTGTTTCACTTAGGTGGAAAAATTATAAACATTAAAACTGACATGAAGAATATTCATGTCTTTTGCCCGCGTGTAGTGCATTATCGTGAAAACATATATGAAGTTTTTATCGATAGATCTTATATCCAAGATATTTTTGTAGGCAATCCTGTCTTATCTGAAGACGGCTTAGACACCGGCGTGATCATTCCATGCCCATCGAAATACAATATTATAACGAGCGGTTCTGGGTTTGAAATCGGTTCACTTTATCATTTGCCATCCGAAAGTGGTAATGGTTCATTAGTAAAAATTACTAAAATTGATGCAAACGGCGGCATTAAGAAAATTCAAGTAATCACTTTTGGACTAGACTACGAATCGGTATTTTATGCAAAACTAAGTAATAAAACGCGCCAAGCCTTTTCGTACTATACTCCTATTACTTCATTCACGCTCGGCGCTGGACACCCTGCTGGACTATTTCCAACTAGTTCATATACGACTACAAATCCGTATGCGGATGGCACAACTGGTTATATTGATTTAGGTTACATAAACAAGCAAGATTACTTTGCTTATGATAGTGCGTATGTGCCAGCAGGAAATACAACCGAAAAAGTATTTTATGCAGATGGTACTTATGTAGGTGAAATCATAGGATCATTTTACACTAATAATTCTAATGATAGCGTTATTGATAATACTCTAGCAGAAATTAGAATTGATCTAGGACCTGTTGCAGTATATCCTGGATACTATTCAAAGAGCGATGGATTTATTTCCGATGAGTCATTTATTCAAGATGGCAAATATTATCAGTTGTTCTCATATGTCATTAAAGTAGAACAGCAAATAGAATCTTATCGTGATATCATAAAGGCACTATTGCATCCTGCCGGTTTTGAAATGTTTGCCGAATATAATATCAAAAACACATATTTGGTATCGGCCAGTGCTCTTAACGCGTTCATCCGTCGTCAATTTACAGATCAACAATACGCAACAGATGATGATGCCGCAAACGATGTTTATAAATTTCTTAGTGAACTGCAAAGTACTTATCATAGTGATACTCAAGACATCAAAGATGTAATTAAGAGATTAGAAAATGCTAATGGAGAATTCCAAACTATATTAGAATCTAAGTATTATGATATGCTTAAGGGTTCTGCTGGCGATCCAATTGAAAATAGTCTTGCACCAGCTTATCATGATATAACTGCAGACATTAAAGACAACGTTAAAAACACAAGTGATATTACAGCTATACCTACTGACTATGGTGCAGGCAGTAAGAAAGATGCGTTAAAAGGTTCTGCTGGCGATCCAATTGAAAATAGTCTTGCACCGGCTTATCACGTTGGCACTCAAGACATTAAGGATACTCTAAAAGGTTCTGCTAGCGATCCAGTTGAAAATAGTCTTGTGCCAACTTATCACGTTGGCACTCAAGACATTAAGGATAACACTAAATTATCAACAGACGTGTTAATCAGTCCTACTGACTATGACACTGGTAGTAAGAAAGACAATACTAAACTTACCAGTGATACCACTGGGACTATTACAGATTATGACACTGGTAGTAAGAAAGATGCGTTAAAAGGTTCTGCTGGCGATCCAATTGAAAATAGTCTTGCACCGGCTTATCACGTTGGCACTCAAGACATAAAAGATAGCACTAAACTTACTAGCGACACTACCGGCATACCTACTGATGCTATTGGAAATCGCGATGTAGTTGGCGCAGGTATTGCTACATATGTTAGAGATACAAATTACTCTAATTTCAACAGTCTGCCAGAGCAGTATCCATTTGTTGCTGCGACTATTACTGCAGAAGCTATTGGAAATCGTGATGCCGCTGGCAAAGGTATTGCTACATACAGTAGAGATAAGACATATGTAAACTATACTGGTGAAACAAATCCATTCGATTCTTACTTTCCAATTGGTGAAAATGGAAGCGCGAAGGACTTTACACCATCGGCAAAAACCGATGCTATTATTTCTGTCGGCGGTGATTGGTCTTGGGATGGTTCAGCATATGTCATGAACTATCCTGAAACTAGAATTGGAGTAGGCTATATTCGTACACCGAATATAATTGGATTCCAAGCAACACTAGTCGCAGGATCTACGACAGTAACATTGACGTCTGGTACCACGTCTGGATTATATAACGGTATAGTACTATCGTTAACTTCTGGAACTGGTGTTTTTGGAACTGGTGCTAGAATTTTAGCTATCATAGACGCTACATCATTTACGGTTACAATAAGCCATGTTACTAGTGGAAGTGTCGTGTTTAGCACAATTGGTGATACTTCACAATTAGGTGAAGCTCTTTCATCGCCAACTGATACATTCCCGGATGGATCTACTCAAGGATTGACTAAATGGTCATTCTCTGGTGCATCTTGGGATCAAACTCAGACTATCGCAGATGCAATAGGAACTCGAAATGGAGCAGGTCAAGGATCGGTAACGTATGATAGATCTATTGTACCGTTGGCAACTGATCTCACTGGAGTCATTGCCGATACATTCCCGGATGGATCTACTCAAGGATTGACTAAATGGTCATTCTCCGGTGCTAGTTGGAGTGATCTTACCGGTGTAACTATTGATTCTACTCCAACACGAGCGAATAGTCCTATATACGCCGATAGTATAAATAATACAAATACAGGAACATTGTACTATAATGTGTACAATCAAAACGATGCTGCAGATCCTAACACTTCATATTCCTATGAAGCAGAAGTTTATTCAGTGCATGACATGAGAGCAATCTCTTAATTTTAAAAAGGTATAAAATGATTTTAATTCCTCAATTCCAAAATATCATCGAATGCGGTGGTACTTTGCAAATCGCTCATTTCGGTCCAGATGGTGAACTCATCGAAGAACGTATGTATTCTAATATTGTTACAACCATTGGTAAGCAGTGGATTGCAGCTCGTATGAAGACTACTGGCATTCCACTTGAAATGGCATACATGGCAGTTGGTGGTAACGCAACAGTTGGTTCAAACCCAACTAAGACTACTCCAGTTATTGCAGATCAAGCACTTTCAACCGGTGGTTCTCCAGCACTTTCAGAACTAGCTCGCGTTAGTTTGACTACTTCTGGCGGTACTGTGTCTGGTGCTGTTGTTACTTATGCTGCAACTTTTGCTGCTGGTACAGGTACAGGTTCATTGATTGAAGCTGGTATTTTCAACGTTGCTACAGGACCTGTTCAAGGTTCTGGTACAATTACGTCAGCACTACTTTGCAAGACTTCGTTCGACGTTGTTAACAAAGCTGCAAACGATTCTATCGCTATCACTTGGACTGTAACAATTCAATAATTGTTCAATCGTATTATACTCGTGCACGATTAAAAAGAAAATAATAAATGTCAACATCACTACTTAAATTCTCTCTGAAGACCAATTTAGTTAAATCGGTTATATCAGAAATCGTGTCAAACATTAGTCGTTACTACTATGTGTATGGCCATGCTGGTGCATGGGCAAATGAAACATCTCCAGACGCAGTATCAGAATCATATGAATATGAAAATGAAACTAGAAACGAGATGCTTCTATACAAGCAGATAGATTCTAATGACATTGCTGCAGTTATTCCAAGAATTAACTGGGTTAGCGGTTACACGTTTGATATGTTTAACGAGTATAGTAGTACTTACCCAGCATTCTCCGGAGCTACGTCTCTAGAGACTGCTGAGTTTTATTGCCTAACAGACGACTATAACGTCTATAAATGTTTATACAATAATAATGATAGTCCTTCTTCACAAAGACCTATCGGCACAAGTACTGATTCTATGGTAATGGATGATGGTTACATATGGAAATATATGTACACTATTCCGTTGTCAGTACGCAATAAATTTTTGACTGCAACTACTATGCCAGTAGTTACGGCACTATCAAATCAATTTTATTCAAAGGGTTCTATTGTCGCATACAATATTGAGAATCCTGGTGCAAAATATCCAATAACATCATACAAGATTACTGGATTTAAAATCATAGATGGAGGTTCTGGTTACTCAGTAGCCCCAACAGTCACTTTATCGAATCCCGATCAAAGCGGTGGTGTAAGCGCAACAATTTTAAGCGTGACTATTTCTGGTGGACAAGTTACAGCAGTAGCGATGAACATACAAGGCTCAGGTTATTCATACCCGCCGATTGTCACAGTTGTAGGAACAGCAACTCGTTCTGTAGTATTAGAACCAATCGTTGAAAGACTTAGTAGTGCATACACGAATTTAGTAGTAACTGGTGATGGTTACTTAGAAGAAAATCCATACCAAGTTTCAGGAATATCTATAACCAATGGAGGTTCTGGATATTCTACCGCGCAATTCTTATTCAAATCTCCTGACCTAACTAATGGCGTTATCGCTGTTGCTAATGGAATTATCGGTGACGTAGTTTTAGCCGGTACTCTTGCAGCATCTACGACTACAACAACAGTGACTGGCGTTGGTACTAGTTTCTTAACATCGTTGTCGATCAACTCTGCCGTGAAAATAAATGGCATAGTATACAAAGTAACGGCCGTCAATAGTAACACTGTAATTACTATTGATACTGCGATTAGCGTAACTGTTGGAAAACTAATTTATAAAGCTGGCGTAGTAACCGGTGCTATTCTAGGAGCAAGAACTGCTGCAGGATCTTTTATTTCTGGCAGTTCATATAAAGTATCTTCAATTGGTACCACTAATTTTGTTTCTATTGGTGCTACATCTTCAGCTGTTGTAACAGGAGCAATTGCTACTACGACTCTTACTGTTACTGCTGTAACGTCCGGTTCTTTAACTGTAGGAACGTATATCACGGGCACTAACGTTACTGCTGGAACGTATATCGCACAGTTAGGAACAGGCACTGGCGGTACTGGAACATACATTCTCAATAATAGTATGACGGCTGCGTCAACAACGATAACTGGTCAACCTCAATTAGGATCTACATTTACTGCATCTGGTCCTGGCACTGGAACTGGAACTGCTGCGTTGGCGATATCAGTTACTGGATATGGGTATTCTAAGCCCTTTTATTCAGTTACTCAAGATTCAAATGCGAGTAACATTGTATTGTCAAATGTTACATCAATAGCGGGACAAACCGCTGCTGGTTTATCGTTCAACGTGTCAACACAGAAGAATGAAGCGCAATTGACGCCATTGATTAATTCTAATGGCGAAATTCAAGGTTTGTCAATAACAAAAGCTGGCATAGGATACACCTATGCATTAGTTAGCGTAGTGTCAACAGTAGATAAAGTGAACACTGTTGGATTTACCGAAGCTTCAATATTATTGAGTTTCGGTATTGGCGATATCGAATCACGTCAGTCAACGGTTGAACTAACTGCAGTAAACGGCGCTATACCAGTTATAGATTTAATATATTCTGGATATGCTTATACGTCTATTCCAATTGTTACTATTACTGGTGATGGAACTGGATGTACTGCAGTTGCTACGCTAAATTCGACTGGATCATTGGCTAATATTTTGGTGAATAGTCCTGGTATTAATTACACGAAAGCGACAGTTACTATCACTGGTGGCGGAGTTGCAGACGGAAGTACTAATCAAGCAATTGCTCATGCGATTATATCACCTAAAGATGGTCACGGCAAAGATGCCGTTAGTGAACTATACTCAAAAACATTAGTTCTACATGGAAATTTATCTAAAGAAAAAAATCAATCTTTTTCTTCTACAAATGATTATCGTCAGATTTCTATTATAAAAAATCCTAAAATTTATGGTAAAAATTCTAATTTAAGAACTGCATTAGCATCGTCATGTATTACAGCAATTGGTGGCATATCACAAACTGGTGTCAGTTTAATTGTTAAAGATGACATACTAACGTACACAGATACTTCTGTTGTTCCAAACAAAGTCTATTCATTTAGAGTTATTGAAAAGAACGTGGCGTATTCATCAACTGAAGCTGCATTCTTATTATCATACTTAGATAATTTTATTCCTCCAGTTGGATCTACATTGGTTAGAACCTCGGGTACTCCTACAGCATTCAGTACTACTAATTTGGTATATCCAGAAGTTAATAAATATTCAGGTGAAATGTTGACTATCGACAACAGAATAAGTTTTTCACCATCTACTCAACAGATAGTAGTAGCACTTAACTCGATTACGTTCTAAGAAGTTAGATAAATATATCCATACATAGTAATTACTATGATATGTAATTAATTTGCACGAGAGAAAAATATGGCACTAGACTTTAATATTGAACCATTCTTTGACGACTATTCTGAAGATGACAAATTTTACAGAATTTTGTTCCGTCCAGGATATGCGATTCAGGCTCGTGAACTTACTCAGATGCAGACTATTCTGCAACAGCAGATTAAGCGACAAGGCGACCATTTATTTAAAAATGGTTCGATGGTTATTCCTGGCCAAATTTCATATGACAATAACACGCCATATGTAAAACTAAAAGCCTCAATTTCTTCTAGTACTTCGGTTTCTACTTTCTCTATTCTTTCTTCTGTAATTGGAAAAACTTATCGTGGCGCAGTTTCTGGAGTAGAAGCAATTGTACTTGCTGCAACACCGCTAGAAGTTGTTAGTGGTGTCACAGAAGCGGATACTCTTTTTGTAAAATATACAAGAGGCGCAGGCAAATTTACTTATGGCGAAATCATTTCTCCAACAGACGGATCATCTGGATTAGATCTGATTGTACAAGATTCTGCAATTGATGCTCTAACTCTGGGAGTTGGTACTACTGCAACCATTGAACGCGGTATCTATTACATTAAGGATAATTTTGTATTAGTAACTGCACAAACTGCAGTGTTGTCAAAGTATAGTTCTACTCCAAGCGTTAAGGCTGGATTGCAAGTAATCGAAGACATCAAATATCCGGAAGATGATGGATACGACGTTCTATTAGATAACGCGCTTGGATCTCCAAATTATGCGGCACCTGGCGCAGCAAGATATTATATAGATTTAGTATTAAAAGCTGTTGAGTATGATCTAGTCATAGATCCATATGAGTTTATTCCACTACTTACATTATTGAATGGTTCCATTCAATTCATGGTAGATAAGACAGAGTATGCTCAAATTGAGAAGACTCTAGCTCGTAGAACTTATGACGAATCCGGTGATTACACTGTTCGTCCATTTCCAATTCAAGTAAAAGAATATAGAAACAACTATAGAACTTGGGCTGCTAATACTACCTTTATTACTGGCGATATCGTTTATCAAAATTCAACTACATATAAGTGTATTTTGAATCATACGTCTGCGACAACAGGCGCGTTTGCTATTGGTTCTAATTGGATCGAAGATACTACACCAAGATATAACTACGGGTTATATGCAGGTCCTACGTATAGCACTAGCATTTCAACTGAAATTACGCCATTGACAACTCTAATGTCACTTGCAGTAGAGCCTGGAAAAGCCTACGTAAAAGGTCATGAAGTTGAAAAAATCGCAACTCAATATTTGACTATCGATAAAGCTCGCACTATTTCAGCATATGAGCCTACTACACTTAAAACGAGTCCCGGCAACTATATCGTAGTTAACACAGTTAACTATATTCCAGATATTGCAACTGTAATTACATTCTACGATCGCGTTGGTACAGCTGGAGTATTGCCAGTTGGTGGCGTAGTAGTAGCTACTGCACGGGCTAAACAGATTCAGTTGCATTCTACTGGAAAATACAAATTATTCTTATTTGATATTCAGGTTGTCGCTGGAAAGAACTTTAGCAGAGATGCTAAATTTGCGTATTCTGCAATTGGTGCTACAGCTCCACTTAGATTCACCGCACAAATAGAAGCAACACTAGTCCAAGTTCCTGGAAATTTTGTAACAGCTACTTCTAGTACTACAATCAATGCAGTGAATAGTACGTTTATTAACGACTTTAAAGTCGGCGATTATATCAACGTAAGTGGAACAAATAGATTTGTTTCTACCGTTGTATCTAATAATCAATTGACTGTAGACGTAGCCGTTGCAGTATTGTCTACAGCGACAAACGTTTATCGAGTAGAAGCAACTGTAAATGATCCTACAGGTGTAGTGTCAGTATATCCTATTCCACGATATGCAACAAATTCTACTCAGAATTTAAAGTATACTTTTTATAAGAAAGCGCTATCGCAAAGCGCTAGTGTTACTATCACTGAAACTGGATATGCATTTGGCGCATCTACTGATGCTACCAATTATATTGTAGTTGATAGATTAACAGGGGCACACCAAACTATAACTACTGGCACTCCTACTGCTGGACAATTTAAAGTTGTGGTAAGTGGAAGTTCTGCTACGTTCACAATGACAGCTGGAACTACATACGACATTATCTATGCAATTAGAAAAGCAGTAAATGGTTCTGTGTCAAAGCAGAAAGTTCTAACTAATATCACAGAAACTGGTCTTACTCTAACTTCTGGTTCTGTGACACTTACAAAATCAGATGGATTTGAATTAATCAAAGTTGTTAACGCAAGTAGCGTAGATATCACATCTAGTTTCACATTTAACGGCGGACAGACTGAGAGCTATTGTGGACTTTCTAGTATTTCAACCACTGCGACAGTTACTGGTGCAATTTCAGTAACATATAGCTACCTTAATCATCTTGCTGGCGGCGATTATATTGCCGTTAATTCATATACTGCGGGAAGTTCAAACGTTACATATGAAGAACTTCCATCGGTGTTTATGAACACGATTGATTTTCGCCCTCGTAGAAACAATGATGGAACATGGGATGGCGCAGTTGTACCAAAATATGGCGAAGATACTGATGTCGAATATAACTACTATTATGGTAGAATTGATAAACTATCAATCGACACTACTGGCACACTGATTATAACTAAAGGAATTCCAGGCGAAAGTCCAACTGAAGGAAAATCTCCAGACAACGCAATGGATCTATATTTGTTCTATATAGAACCATATACATTCACTGCAGAATACGGCATTGCGAGTCAAAAGATTGAAAACAAGCGCTATACAATGCGAGACATTGGTAGACTAGAATCTAGAATTAAAAATCTAGAATACTACACTTCTCTTTCAATGTTAGAGCAGAATACAATTAATGCAAAATCATATGACAAATATGGCATTGAACGTCCACAAAATGGATTCTTAGTTGACAGCTTTAATGGACAAGGTGTTGGTGATGTGTTATCAACTGATTGGAAAGCGTCAATCGATAGCACAATGCAAGAACTTCGTCCATATTACAAAATGGATCAGGTATCTTTATTTGAAGATATTGGTGCAGCCCTAAGCAGAACTGGAAGAAACTACGAAGTTAATGGAGATCTAGTAACATTAAAAATTGCTAGCACTACGCCTTTAGTAAAACAACTGAGATCTTCTCACGCAGAATCTGTCAACCCATTTGACGTATACTCATTTGCTGGTACAGTTACTATTAATCCTTGGTCAGATACTTGGTTTGAAACTAAACGTCGTCCTGATATCATTATCAATGATGAAGGTCAATATAATGCTGTAGTTAATAAAGCTATTTCGGATGGTGTTTTAGGAACAGTTTGGAACGCTCCTCAGACTCTTTGGTTTGGCGAAACACTTATAAGTTCAACTGCAGATAAAGCTATTCGTCAAAATGGTGTTGGATTAGACTTCGACGCTAAGTATGGTATTGCAACTCGTAGAGATACTTCTGCATCTGATTTTAACTATGGCGTTCGTATAGTTACGACTAATACGATTGCTGTTAATTCTAGTGGTGTTCGTACTGGTACTACTAAATTTATTACTGAGAAAACTGAAAATACAGTTATAAGCGATAAATTAGTATCTACTGAACTTATTCCATATATGAGATCGCGCAACATCTTGTTTAGAGGCGAAGCCTTTAAACCAGAGACAAGAATGTACACGTTCTTTGACGGCATCAACGTTGATCAGTACATCAAACCTACGAAAAGAATTGAAGTCGTTGGATATGGCGCAACTACAACACCGCCAACATTTTTGTTAAATACTAACGTTGGTTCAAACGTAAATTCTACTGCTAGAAAAGTAAGCGGTCTTGTCGAAAGTTCATACACCTACGGCGAAGTTCTAAGTGAATACGTATCTGTTAGCGGAGGAGCTGGAACACTTACTGGCGTGACTTGTGTACTATTAGGTCAAGAAACTAAAGGCGCAACATATCTATTGTATATCGATAATATTCTTGGCGGTAGTTTGCATAGCGATTCAGGTTCAAACGTCTATTACTTAAAAGGTGAATTTACTAATGGAACTATTAAGTACATCTCGTCAAGTTCGTATAATCAATTAAACCCAACGACGTTAAGTACTACATATAGCGGTCAGCTCTACGGAACATTCAGTATTCCAAATGATGCGTCTATGAGTTTTAGAACTGGTGTAAGACAACTTAGATTTACAGATAGTTCAAGTAATAATACTAAGAATGAACTTACGTATTCTGAACAGTCGTATGAATCACGCGGTACTATCGAATGGATGGAAAAAACAATTCTATCTACTAGAACTGCACAGGTATCATCTGCTCAAGTTTCTGAAACATGGACGCTGAATACTACTCGCCAGGCCGTTGGTTCTGACACTGGTTGGTATGATCCGTTAGCACAGACATTCTTAGTAGACGTAACGGGTGGCGCATTCATAACAGACGTAGATCTATTCTTTGCTTCTGTAGATGCTACTATACCTATTAAGATTGAGATTAGAAATGTTGTCAATGGATACCCTGGTCCTGTCATAGTTCCATTTAGTACTGTGATTAAGTATCCATCTGCAATTGGAGTAGATGCTTTAAGAGGTTCCGTTGCAACTAACTTCAAATTCCCTTCTCCAATTTATCTTCAAGCTAACACAGAGTATTGTCTATGTATGTTTGCAGATTCGGCGAAATACAAATTGTGGGTCGCGCAATCTGGTGAGATCGACGTCAATGGCTCTGGTTTAATTTCTGGTCAGCCTTATGCTGGCGTATTATTTAAATCACAGAATGCGTCAACGTGGACAGCAGACCAATCACAAGATTTAAAATTCCAAATGAATCGTGCAGTATTTAATACTAATACTGCTACTCTTGATTTGGTTAATGCACATAGAACTTCTGATCTATATTTTGACGTGTTACAAGCAAACGCTAGTAACATTATTCTTACCGACACAAATATTACTAGTGCGTATATCGATAGCAATTCTACAAGCACTGATATTAACTTAGGTGAAAATGCATATTTCACTTCTCCAAAATTAGTGAAGTCTTCTACCAATGAGGCTGGAACGCCTTCGATGAAACTTAGATTAAATATGTCTACTACTAGAAATAACGTTTCTCCAGTAGTAGACTTAAGCAGATGCAGTGCTACTATGCTCAGCAATGTCATTGATAGCATCGCTGTTGACAATGAAACGTTGCCAGACGTTGGTCTTGCAACTGCTAAATATGTAACTAAGCAAATCAATTTAAATGATGCGGCAACTACTGTTAGAATTCTATTCAGTGCATGTGTTCCTAATTTAGCAAATACAGATGTTGACGTATATTATAAAGTAGGAGATTCTGCTTCCACAACATTTGCAACAGCGTCTTATACGCTGTTGACACCTACTACTCCATATGTGAAGACTCAAAATTCTAAATCATTTACAGAAGCACAATATTTGGTTGAAGACATAACACCATTCACTGCTATTAGAGTCAAGTTAGTGTTAAAATCTGATAACACCTCGCAAGTGCCTAGAGTAAAAGACTTACGAGTATTGGTATATGCATAATCAGGTAAGCATTGAAAATGAGATAGGCATGGTTAGAGATATTTCTAGCCATGCTGTATTGTGCAGCGCGAAACACAAGATATTGGACTATAATGTCAAAAGACAAGTTGCAGAGCAAAGAGATATGCTAATCAAGAGTCATGAAGAGCAAATAAATAATCTAAAGAGCGACATAACCAGCATAAAAGATATGCTGACTGCTCTAATGCAAAGGTAAAAAATGGCACTAGTTTTTAGAACAGATCAGTCAACACCTCTAACAAATGATCAGTTAGACGGCAACTTCAAATACTTGCGTGATCAGTTACTTCTAAAGTATTTGATCAGTGACTTTACTGCTGTAAACATTTCAGCTAAACTAAATACACTTGCAGTTGGCCAAACTACTACTCTTCAACTCGCAGAAACAAATGCAATTAATGCATGGACTGTAAAAGATTTAGCGCCTTCATCTACGCTGCCGGGTTCTACTGACAAATCATCTTTAGTATCTAGAAATTCTAGCGGTGATATCACAGTATCAACGGTGTATGGCGCACTTTCTGGCACTGCGTCTGCGGCAACTTTAGCTGCAGGAGCAACTAAATTACAAACGGCAAGAGCAATTAATGGAATTTCGTTTGATGGTACTGCCGACATTACTATCGCAGATTCGACAAAACTAGCATTAACTGGTGGAACGTTAAGTGGAAAGCTGACACTCGCTCCAGCATCTGCAGTTCTATCTTCAATTAATTTTGGAACTAGTTCTACTGCTCCATCGAGTCCAGTCAATGGCGATGTATGGGCAACTATTGCTGGTCTATTCTTTAGAATTAATAGTACTACATATAAGACTGCGCAGATAGATAGTCCTACTTTCACTGGAGTAGTATCAGCGCCTGGTTACACTGGCGTAGCTGATCAAGTTATTACTATAAGTCATCTTGATGCTGCTAAAGTTGTTTTAAATGCAGCTATTGCACTAAAATCAAATACGGCTAGTCCTGCTTTCACTGGAACTCCATTAGCACCAACGGCTGCATCAGGTAATAATACCACACAGATCGCCACAACTGCTTTCGTTACTACTGCAGCTACTAATAATGCTACCACTCTAACTGCAGCATATCAATCGTACACTACTTCTGCTATTACGACATTCAGTAATAGCAATAATATTGCATTAGCATTAAAATCTAATTTAGTAAGTCCTGAGTTTACTGGCGTACCAAGAGCACCAACAGCGGCATCGACCGATAATAGCACACAGATCGCCACTACTGCGTTTGCAAACAGTGCGGCTGCAACAGTTCAACAGCAGTTAAACGCAGCAGTTATTGCATTGAATAACGCTATTGCATCTACTCGTCCAGTTCCAGTTGGTGCAGTATTCTACATGCTAAAGGCTACGGTGCCTTATGGGTATCTAGAAGCAAATGGTCAAGCGGTGTCTAGAACAACATATGCAGACTTATGGAACTATCTAGGTCAACCTAATACTGGCAATGGTAGTAGTACGTTTAACATTATCGATCTACGTGCAGAATTCATTCGTGGTTGGGATGATGGAAGAGGCGTTGACACAAATCGTGTTATTGGTTCATCTCAATTGTCGGATAATTTAGCTCACAATCACGGTAGTGCTGGTGACGATCAATTGGGTTGGGCTGCAGGTGTTGCTGGTTGGCCAGGAACAAGTCGTGGCACATTCCAATATGACGCAAACTCAAAATATGGTGGTGGCTCTCAAATTTGGGATACAACAACTGATGGTGGAAGTGAATCTCGTCCACGAAATGTCGCTCTGATGCCTATCATCAAGTGGTAATAAATAAACAAATACCGACTAAGAGGACAAAGTAAATGGCAAATATAGTTTATAGAGGCGCTGCGGCTCCAACAGCTGTTAACACAGCTGCTAACAAGAATGCACCGCTAACTAATGACGAAATCGATAAGAATTTATTTGCGTTAAACGTAGGCCCAACAATTGGAACTACCACGATCTCTCCTGGTACTTCTTCTACTACACTCGCTGGACTAACCTCAGTTACAACCACTAGATTATTAGCGGGTGATGGTACTGCGGCGTCACCATCGATTACATTCGCTTCAGACGGCGCCACCGACACCGGTTTCTATTCTGGTACCGATGGTTATACTTTCTTCACTAACAATGGTGTTAAAACTGGCGAAATTCAACCTGGCGGCCACTTAGTAACAGTTGGCGACATTACAGTTGGCGGCAACTTAATCGTTAGTGGTACTACAACGACTATCAATTCTACAACACTAACGGTAGACGATATCAACATTGAATTAGGAAGCGTAGCAAGTCCAAGCGATGCAACTGCAAATGGTGGCGGCATTACGTTAAAAGGCGCATCAGATAAGACCATTGCTTGGGATAGTACGAATTCTAACTGGACGTCCAACCAAGACTGGAATCTTGTAACCGGTAAAGCATTTGAGATTAACGCTGTTTCTGTTCTTAACGCTACTACTCTTGGTAGTAGCGTTGTCAACTCTAGTCTTACAAAGTTAGGCACTGGTGCAGGCTTCGTAAAGTCAGATGCATCAGGTAACTTAACGGTTGATACTTCTACATATTCATTGTCATCACATGGTCACTTTATAGGTACCACTGCTGTACAAGCATCTTCAGCAAATCAAGCTGTTACTGGCATTTTATCAGTAACTGGCGGTGCTGCATCAAACTTCACACTAAAAACTGCTGACGTGGCAAGTGCTGCTACGGGAATCTTATACATTGTCAGTGGCGATGTCACCGCTGGAAACGCTTCATCTGGTTCAGTTGGAATAAATTCAGGTAATGGATTTGGAACGCAATCTGCTGGTTCGGTGTCAATTTATTCTGGAGATGGCGGAGCATCGTCAACAACTGGTGGCAACGTCAGCATTCAAGGTGGCGGTTCTAGAGCAGCTACTTCAACGGGTGGTAACGTTAGTGTTCGTGGTGGATCTGCTCTATCTACCGCTACTACTGCAGCCACTGGTGGTAACGTCTTTATCCTTGGCGGTAGAACTTATAATGCAAGTGGAACAAAAGCAGGCGGTAATGTCTATATAGACGGCGGCATTGACGGTTCTACCGCATCACAGTACGTTGCTACAGCTGGAACTGTCAACATTGGTAATAATTCTAGCGGGGTTGGTGGAGCGGGCACATCGGCGGTAAATATTGGAAGTACTTCTGCGATTACAACCATTAACGGTATAGTTAAACTTCCAACTGTTGGTACATCTGGACTTGTTAAACTTGGTGCTGGTGGTCAATTAAGTGCTGACACTACTACATACGCAACTGGTAACGGTACTGCAACTGGCACTAATACTGGCGACCAAACTATTGGCGATGGCGCTTTGACAGTATCTAGTTCTGCTGGAGCAACCAACACTAGCGCAACATTAGCATTAAGCGGAGCATATAGCGCTAATACTGCAACTGCTAGAAGTCTTAATTTTACAGTTGGCCCAGCATTAACAAATCTTTCAACGTTTATGACTACAGCTACGGCTGGTTTCATTAAACGTACTGCACAAGATACATACGCTATTGACACCACCGCTTATTATTCTGCTAGTAACGCTCCACCATATCCAGCAGAAGCAGACACACTTGCAACAGTCACTGGACGTGGGGCGAGTACTACAACTTTATCTACTTTCTCGGGTGGATTGAATGCATCTGGCGGATTGAACGTATCAGGTGGTGCACTTACAGTCTCTAAGATTGGAACCGATTCTCTAATAACATTCCCAGCGCAGACTAATGATCCTGGTTACATCAAGCATTACGAAAACAATAATACTGCTGTGATGTATTTCTCAGTGTCTGATGATGCTGGTAGTACTGATTACTTCTCATTTGGTGGTACTAGTGGCGCTGCTGGCGCGTTCGCCGAAGGACTTAAACTTACAGCAGGCGGTATTATTACTGTAGCTACGTGGAACGCAAACTCAATTGCCACTTCATACACTGACGCTAAGATAAAGAGTATTACTGGAACAGCCCCTATTTCAGTAAGTGATTCTGCCGGCGCCGTAACTCTAAGTCATGCTACAAGCGGCGTAACTGCTGGTACTTGGAATAACGTTACTGTTAATACGCTTGGTCACGTTACTAGTGGATCTAACACCGCTTATCTAACAGCAGAAGCAGACACGCTTGCAACAGTCACTGCTCGCGGAGCAAGTACAACAACCGCATCTACTTTCTCTGGTGGTATTACTGGCACTCTTACTGGAAACGCTTCTAGCGCAACCAATGCGTATGTCGGACAAACTACGAACACGGTTAATTATGATTATTTGCTATGTTTAGCTGCAGGCGTAGATCAAAACATAGCACTGAAAGCAGATGGTTCTGGTGGACCTACATATAATCCATTAAGAAACGCACTATCTCTTGACGGATTCACATCACATATCTGGGCGTATCCAGCTCTTCAACTTGGAAGAGATTGGAGCATATCTCAAGATGCATCTAGTTATTCGTTTGCGGCGGGTTGTAAAGCGACTACAGCAAGTGCATGGACCGGCACTGGATCTTTTGCTAAGGCAATGAGATTTAGTTTAGATCCAAATGCGGGTACTTTCTATTGGTATGTTAAACCAACTGACACAGCTGATACTACCACTTCAATAAGTTTTAGAACAGCAATGTCATTAGACATTAGTGGAAACTTAAACACTAATGGCGCTATGTCTGGATCTAACCTATCTGGAACAAATACTGGCGATGAAACACTAGCAACTATTAAGACAAAGTTAGGTGTCACAACGCTATCTGGTGCTAATACAGGTGATCAGACACTACCAACTACGCTTCCAGCATCTGACGTATATGCTTGGGCTAAAGCTACTAGTAAGCCATCATATGCAATGAATGAAATTAGTAGTGCTGCATTAAGTGCAACTAGTGGAGCATTCACTGGTAACATCACCATAAACAATGGAAGTCCTACTATTTACTTGCAAGACACAGACAACAGAAGTTGCATGTTGCATTGTAATGACAACACACTATACGTGTTAAGAGGCGATGGTACTAATTCTTCTACTTGGGCTACATATAATGGATTGTGGCCGATGCAAGTTAACTTAGAAAATAACGACTTCACTTCTGGTGGTAACGTTACAGCATATTCTGACGCTAGACTTAAAGAAAATGTCAGCACTATTAATAGTGCTCTAGATAAGACATTAAAATTGCGTGGAGTATATTACAATAGAATAGGTGAAGTTGATAGACAGCGTGTTGGCGTTATTGCCCAAGAAATTAAAGAAGTATTGCCAGAAGTAGTAATATCTAATATTGATCCTGAAACAAAACAAGACACTCTTTCAGTCGACTATGGCAATATCACAGCATTATTGATCGAAGCAATTAAAGAACTAAATGCTAAAGTAGAAGATCTCCAAAATCAACTTGCTAATAAATAAAGCAAGAGGAATAATAAAATGGCAATGACAGCATACTTAGATATAGATCAGGGTTCAGACTTCGTCACAGAGATGACTCTTGAGAATGATAATGGCACTGCTATGAATCTATTTAGTTTCACAGTGTATTCGCAATTTAGAAAAAGCTATAACTCCAATGTTGGATATAGTTTTATCGCCACAGTGACTGATCCATCGAATGGAAAATTTACGCTTTCACTTCCTGGTACTACGTCGTCTAGCATAAAACCTGGAAGATACTTATATGACGTAGAAATAGCAAATAGCGCATCTAAGACACGAGTTGTCGAAGGTGTCATTACGATCAATCCTGAAATAACGAAAATATAATGAAGATACGCGTAAACACACAAAACACTAATACTGTAAGTGTAAACACACAATCTAACAGTGAAGTGATAGCTGTAGGTATTCAGGGACCCGCTGGTCCCAATTTAATATCGCAGGGATCAGACGTGGACGTGACAAATTTGAACCACGGTTCTATTCTTGTCTATAAAACAAATACTAATAAATGGACATCTACCACTACGCTTGACGCGCAGGACATGGAAGGTGGAGAATTTTAATCGGAGAAAATAAAAAATGGCAAGCATAATCAGAATTAAAAGATCCACCGTTGCTGGTAACCCCAGTACTCTTGGGGTAGGTGAACTTGCGTATTCAGCATTAGCAGACAATGGTTCTAATGGTGGAGATCGTTTATACATCGGCATGGGATCTCCTGAGACTGCGGGCAATGCGCAAAGTCACATTGTTATCGGTGGTAAGTACTTCACCGATATGGTCACCAATGCTACGGACGCAAATACAGCATCTACGCTAGTTAGACGCGATGCATCTGGTAACTTTATTGCTGGAACTATTACAGCAGCACTTACTGGTAATGCAACTAGTGCTACTAAATGGGAAACCGGTAGAACACTTTCTTTAAGTGGCGATCTTACATATACATCTCCTAGTTTTGATGGCACTGGTAACGTAACAGCTGCGGCAACTCTTGCAACTGTAAATTCTAACGTAGGTGTATTTGGTTCAGCAACAGCTATTCCAATCGTAACTGTAAATGCTAAGGGTTTAGTTACTGCAGTAAGTACTACCAGTATTACAGTTGGAGATGCTGCACTAACACTAGCGATTGGCACTGCTGGCGCGACTAATACTTCAGTAACTATTGGAACTGGAACTGGTTTCACTGCAAATGATTTAACTGCTGCAACCTATGATATTAAAGTAGGCCCAGCGTTAACTAATCTTGCAACGTTCATGACAACAGCAACTGCTGGTTTCATTAGACGTACTGCTCAAGATACCTATGCGATTGACACTGCAACGTATCTAACTTCAAGTACTGGCGTATCGTCATGGAGTGGCGGTACTACAGGTCTTCTACCAAGTACAGCAACAGTTGGCGCAGTTACAGTAACTGGAACTTTAGTCGTAGCGAATGGTGGTACTGGAACAACCAATGGTTCTATCACTGGAACTGGCGCGCTAACATATACTGCTGGCGGTAGTAATACAAACGTCAACTTAGTTCCACAAGGAACTGGTACAGTCGATGTTGCATCTAAGCGTATTACTAATGTTGCTACTCCTACCGGTGATACTGACGCTGCTAATAAAGGTTACGTAGACGCAGTTAAGACTGGTCTAAACGTCAAAGATGCTGCTCGTTTAGCAACCACTGCTGCAATAACAGTTACTTATGCTAATGGAACTTCTGGTGTTGGTGCTACATTAACTAACGCTGGCACTCTAGCTGCACTGACGCTTGATAGCGTTCCTGCCGTTCTTGGTGATCGTGTTCTTATTAAAGATCAAGCCGCAGCATTACAGAACGGCATCTATACCGTTACGAATATCGGATCTGCTTCTGTAGCATGGGTACTTACTCGTGCAATAGACTTTGATAATAATCCAACCGGCGAAGTTACTGGTGGCGACTTTATATTCGTTCAAGAAGGCACTAGTCAACAAAATAATGGTTATGTAGTTACTACTAATGGTGCTATCACCGTTGGTACTACTGCAATTAGCTTTGTGCAATTCTCTGGCGCTGGTCAAATCACTGCAGGTGCGGGTTTAACAAAAGCTGGTAACACCATTGATGCAGTAGGTACTGCGAATAGAATTACTGTTGCTGCAGACTCTATTGATATTTCTACTGCATATGTTGGTCAGGCAACAATCACAACTCTTGGTACTGTTGCAACTGGTACTTGGAATGCTACTGTAGTAGCTGGTCAATACGGTGGAACTGGTGTTGCTAATACTGGTAAGACTATCACGCTTGGTGGTAACCTTATTACAGCAGGTGCTTTTGCTACTACGTTGACGATGACTGCTGCTACAACAGTGACTCTTCCAACTACTGGTACTCTAGCAACATTAGCTGGAACTGAGACGTTTACCAATAAGACTCTAACTGCTCCAGTTATTGCGACAATTGTCAACACTGGCACGTTAACTCTTCCAACTTCTACTGATACACTAGTTGGTCGTGCAACAACCGATACTCTTACAAATAAGACTATCACCGGTGCAATTATCACGACTGGTAGTATTGATAATACACCAATTGGTGGAACAACTAGAGCAGCTGGCGCATTCACTACATTAGCATCTAATGCTGTTACAACGTTCACACTAGTAACTGACGCAACAGTGTTAGGAACTGCCGCGGTTGTTCTTAGTGGTGGTATCTCAGTAGCTAAGACTATGTTCATCGGTGCTAACATCACAGGTGCAGGACCTGGAACACTAGCTTCTCCAATATCTGTAATCGATGGATTCCAGATGGATGGTGGTACATACTAATTGTATAAATAAAATAAACACCAACAAGGGGAGTTTTTACTCCCCTTTTTCTTTTCCTTTTTTAAGGCCGCGATATGTCAAATAGACTTCTTATAAAGAAATCATCTGTAGCTACTAAAGTTCCAGTTCCTGGAGATTTAGAGTATGGTGAATTAGCCATAAACTATACAGATGAAAAAATCTATTTTAAGAATGCATCTAATGTAATCAAATCCTTTAATGCGCTTTCTGGTTCAGGTACAGTAACCTCAGTTGGTGGTGCTGGTACTGTTTCTGGTTTAACTCTTACTGGCACCGTAACAAGTTCTGGCAGTTTAACACTTGGCGGAACGCTCGCAGTACTACCATCTAACTTTGCATCACAGTCTGCTACTACAGTTCTCGCATCACCAACGTTAGCGGCCGGAGTACCAACATTTAGAACGTTGACGCTAGAAGATATTCCAGATTCATGGGTTAAGAAATCAGTAGTAGTAGCAACAACTGCTAATATTACGCTTTCGGCGCCACAGACTGTTGACGGCATAGTTCTAGTGGCTGGTGATCGTGTTCTTGTAAAAAATCAGACTCTCCCACAGGAAAATGGTATCTATGTAGTAGCGGCAGCGGCTTGGACTAGATCATTAGACGCAGACATCTCAAGTGAAATTGCTGGTGGGCACGTTAACATTGACAAAGGTACTGCTAATGGTGGGCTATCATTCGATAACGATTTTAAAACCACTGATGTACTTGGCACTACAGCAATGCTATGGTATAGAAATATTGATGCTGGTTATACGATACCAATTACACAAGGTGGTACCGGAGCGATAACCGCAGCGGCGGCGAGAACAGCACTTGGCGCAGGTACAGTTACATCAGTCGCAGCACTGACACTTGGTACTACTGGCACAGACATAACATCTACAGTAGCGACTGGTACTGCAGCGGCCGTTATTACACTTAACGTTCCAACAGCATCTGCCACTAATAGAGGTGCACTAAGCGCTGCTGATTGGACTACGTTTAATAACAAAGTAGGATCGTTAACTGATACATTGGCAACGGTTACTGGTCGTGGTGCAACTACAGCTACAGCAGTAACTCTAAACGGTGGCATTTCTTCTTACATGGGTGATGCTGGAGTATTATTCCAATCATATAATGCTTCTGCTGCTAATGCTGCACAGTTATCTATAAAGCATAATCTTGGTGATGTAACTTTAACTAATGCTAGAGGCGCTTTAAACATCGGTATCGGTGATGTAACCACAGCCACAATTGCGCTACAATCTGATTATAGCAATCCTGTAATTCTACAGCGTTCTGGTAATGCTGGTAAAGGCGCTCTTATCTTACGCGGTGGTGATACGATTGGAACTGCAATTGAGTTTGGTAGATCACAAGCTGCAACAGACTGGGGAACATACTTAGCATTCTCAGTTCATGACAATAATACTAGTGATGTGGTATTATCGCTGAAAGAAAAAGTTAGAATCAACGCGATTGGAATGGCAGTTACGGGTACTATTACCAGTACTAATAGCATATACACTACTACCGATAATCTTGGTTTCATGTATAAGAATGCGGCAGGAACTCAAGTAGCATGGCTGTCAACTCCATTTGGTGATACTGGTTCTGGTAATAAAACAGATTCGAAGATAATCGCTGGTGGCGCTATTTTTGGAGTCAAAGTAGGTGGCGGAGATGTCGCTTCATTTACTTCTGGAGCTCTCACAATTGGTGGAGCGACTTCAGGTGTTACGCGAGCTGTAGTTGATATAGACGGTAACTTTCTCTCGTACTATGGCGCTGAAGCTACTGCACGGATTCGATTAGGACGTGATGTTGGTATTAGTGGAGGTGCAGGTCTTGCACTTGGTGGAAATACATATGCGTTAATTGCGGCATCTGACACCAATGGATCAGCACTATATTTTAAATTAAATGCAGCAGCAGCGACTGCATCAACGTCTCCAAATATGACGTTGACTGCTACTGGTCTGGGTATCGGTACCACATCACCTAATACAAAATTAGATGTTGTTGGTGTAAAAAATACTGCAGCTATTAATATAACACAAAGTGCACCCACTGTAGCGAACGCCTTTGACGATTATGTTGGTATCGATTTTAGGATGTACAATGAAGTATATCCTACAACTCAATTTACGGGCAACCCATCTGCAAGAATTTCTTCTTATCTACAGTCCGGCAGTAATATATTTGGTTTAGACTTTTGGACAAGAAGTGGAGCTGCAGCATTTAGTAAAGTTATGCGTCTCACCGGCGCTGGCGGTTTAAGCTTTGGCTCAAGTGGAACTGCGTACGGTTCGAGTGGTCAAGTACTACAGAGCAATGGTGACGCTTCTCCTACATGGGTTAATCATGTAACTTCGATCGCCGCTACAACTCCTATTGTTGCTAGTGCTTCGACTGGTGCAGTTACACTTACTCATGCTACTTCAGGGGCAACTGCAGGTACTTATAACAACGTTACGGTTAATACATTTGGCCACGTTACTAGTGGATCCAACGTAGCGTATCTAACTTCATATACTGAAACTGATACATTAGCAACTGTTACAGGGCGCGGTGCTACTACTGGAACTGCATCTAGTTTTACAGGTGGATTAAGCGCCACTGGTATAACATTAAATGGCACGCTTAGCATTGCTAATGCTACGTCGCCGAATACTAATACTATACAATTTGGTGATAACACTGGTTGGAATTTTAGATTCATGACAAACTTGTCAGGAACGCCAACAACAAGATTTACATTTAATGATGGTGGCAATTTCACCGCAGTTGGTACAATTGCGGCGTCTAACTTCTCGGGTACTCATAGTGGAACTTCATCTGGTACGAACACTGGCGATAACGCCGGCGTCACCGCAGTCACTGGTGTTACACCAATTATAAGTTCAGGTGGTACCACTCCATCAATATCGCATGCTACATCAGGCGTAAGTGCTGGAACATACAACAACGTAACTGTTAATGCAACCGGTCACGTTACTGCAGGATCTAATGTGGCGTACAGTACTACCACTGGCACAGTTACTTCAGTAGCAACAAGTGGTGGTTACGGAGGATTGACTTTAACTGGTGGTACAATTACTACTACGGGCACCATCACAATGGGTGGGACGCCTACTGGTACCTGGCCTATTAGTGTTAGCGGAAGTTCGACATCAACTCCTCTAATGAGTATTGATAATAGTATTGCATACGGTAGAAGTGGACTACAATTTATTCAAATTAGTGCAGCCGCAGGGGACGTAGCAACTACGACGAATGCGCCAACTGCAGATTGGTGGCATATTATTAGAGGTAATCACGCAAACGCAACGGGGTATTACACCGATTTAGCTTTGCCTATGACTGCAGCGACTAATATTAGGTATCGTCGAATAGCTGCGGGAGCGAGTTCCGGATGGATTACAGTATTAGATACTACTAACATATCTAGTTATGCTGTTACAGCAGTAACAGCTACAACACCTATTATAAGTTCAGGCGGTACTACTCCTAATATTACCCATGCGACATCTGGCGCAACTGCTGGTACATATAACAACGTTACTGTCAATACATTTGGTCACGTTACGGCAGGATCTAATACAGCATACTTAACAGCATTGTCTGATACACTAGCGACGGTTACTGGTCGCGGTGCTACCACTTCTACGGCGTCTACTTTCTCAGGCGGTTTAACTGCCAGTGACTTATCTATTGTTGGCGCAGCAAATAAGTATCTTTATATTAATCCAGGTAACGGTTATGAAGCGATGGTTAGGTATAACGGCGGAAGTGGAAGTGGTTGGTATGTTGGAAAACGCGTAACAGCACAAACTGTTGGAACTGAGTCTTTTCACTTTTATTCTGAAGCTGTTGCTAAGACTGTAGCTGGTATCGATACTAGTGGTAATATGGTTCTTACTGGTTCACTATCGGCAATTACTAAGTCATTCTTGATTGATCATCCAACTAAACCTGGAATGCAACTTCGTTATGGTTCTCTTGAAGGACCTGAGAATGGTGTATATATTCGTGGTAGACTAAAAGGTAATAAGATTGAACTTCCAGAATACTGGACTAAACTTGTAGATCCTGACTCTATCACAGTAAACCTAACTGCTATTGGCAAATCACAGGATATATATGTAGAGGACATCATCGATAACGTAGTCTACGTTGGTGGAGAGAATGTTAATTGTTTCTATACCGTGTTCGCAGAACGTGTAGACATTGCGAAACTTGAAGTGGAGATTGAATAATGGCGACAGTATACAATGCTTCTATTGTTAGAGATGGATTAGTACTACATCTTGATGCCGCAAACATAAAATCATACCCTGGAACTGGAACAGTATGGAAAGATTTAAGTGGTTATGGTAATGACCATACGCTTATAGGAAGTCCTACTTATACTGCGGGAAAATTTATTCTCACAGATGGCATGGGCTTTAGTCGAGCATCTGCTATCACTGGAGTATCTTCTAGGTGTACAGTAGTAATCACATATTCTACTAGCACATCAGAATTGTGGGTAAGAGGTCAACAGAATAATTCATGGTATCTAAGTGCAGCTGGAACGGGTGGTACATACTATCATTCAAATTGTGGCACTGTAACAAATTATGTTGATAACGTAATTTCTACTTCCCCAAATAGAAATGGGGCGTATCATATATCTGAAGCAAAAAATGTTGATTTTTCAGCATGGACATACTATGAATGGTTCTTATATCCCGGTGAATGGCTACTAACTGGATCCGTTCAGAGTATAATGGTATACAATCGCACACTATCTAGTGCAGAATCAACACAAAATTTCAGTGCGCTACGTGGGAGATATAGTCTATGAGTCTTAATCATTCTCCCTCAGTAGTCACTAATGGTCTAGTGTTATACACAGACATGTCCAATACACAGAAGTCTTGGAAAGGTAAACCTACTACTAACATAACGCCAGATTTAGGTATAGTTCAAGTGCAATCCGTATCTTGTACTTATATTGGTGTTGAAGATGGTTGGAAAAAATATGCGCTAAATGGCACATGGACAGCTGGAACTTATCCATATGCTTTTGCTGTTGATGCATTTACATGTACCGGTGGTGTAATGTATTCGACCGGTATATATGTAAAGACAAATGTAGCACCTAAATTTGCAGCACTATTTACTGGAATGAACTATGTGAATGCCGCAATGGACAATGCTGGAACAAGTTTTAGTATAACACAATCAGACGGTAGTATTTTTGTTGGTAGATATGGGTTCCAGTATACGGGCACATCTGGTCAAAATGGGTACCTAGTTTCACAACCTGTAATTAACCAAGTGTTTAATTCAGCAACAGATTTTCTTTACATTAAAAGCGGGCAGATTGAACAAAATAGTTTCTGTTCACCTTTTGTTGCAGGTACTAGATCAAATACCCAAGCAATCGTAGACCTCACTGGAAATAATACTCTCACTGCTAACAGTTTGACTTATGCTAGTGATGGTACGTTTAGTTTTAATGGAAGTAATGACAAAATAACACTTAATACAAACACTCTTATAAGTGGAGCTTCAAATTATACAATTGATGTAGCATTTAAAACAAGTGCTAATAGTACTGACTATATATTTGGCAACTATGGTACTACAGCTGGCGCTACCGGCGGATTAGAGTATTATGTATGGCAAAGTAAATTGAATAATTACATTGCTGGAAACACTCAATCTGCAACGACTCTAAATGTAGGGCAGTGGTATATTGCTAGCGTAACTAGATTGGGGTCTACGATAACTCATTATTTAAACGGTGTTGCTGATGGGTCTAGTACTAATGGTGCAAGTATTTCGGCAACTAATCCATTTACTATAGGCAACGCACATGATTATACAAGTGAAGCATTTGGAGGCACAATTGGTGCTATAAAAGTCTACAATCGTGCTCTGTCAGCAGCAGAAGTATCACAGAATTTTCAAGCACTACGCGGAAGGTACGGAATATGAGTTCAGCAGCAGGTTCAGGCGCAGTAACGAGTGGATTAGTTCTAGATCTTGACGCATCTTACATTGGACTAACAGCTACAGTCGATGTACTTCTTGTCGCAGGTGGTGGCGGTGGTGGCATGGATATGGGAGGCGGCGGAGGCGCAGGCGGCGTTCTATTCACTACATCTAGCATTGCGCATGGAAATACCTATGCAGTAGTAGTAGGCGGCGGAGGTGCTGGAGCGCGCGCTAGAGACGTGGCATCTGAGCGTGGTGCTAATGGTGCTAATACGGCCTTCAATGGATTGACTGCTATTGGTGGGGGTGGTGGAGCCTCATTCCATGATAACTCAAGTTATCCAGCAGGTTCCGGTGGATCTGGAGGCGGTGCTTCAGGAGGTGCTCAAGCTCCAAGTGGAGGTTCAGGTGGTGCTGGTGGATACGGTGGAGGAGCTGCTGGAACAGGAACTGCTGGTCAAGGATACGCCGGTTCATTTGGTATCTGGGCTTGGTATCCAGGTGGAGGCGGCGGAGCTGGTGGCGCCGGTTCTACTAATCCTGCAAATGGTGGACCCGGCGTATGCTATCCAACAATGAGTCCATATTACTTCGGCGGAGGTGGTGGCGGGTCAGGATATGCAGTTGGTCAGGGTGGCACTGGTGGAATTGGCGGAGGCGGGGGTGGTGCCCTTGGCGATACTAGCGTGGGCGGTAAAGGTGGACAAGGCGGTGGTAGTGCATTAAATGCTGGTGTAAATGGATCACGAGGGCTCGGCGGTAGTTGGGCAAACGTACCGGGTGGACACGCTGGAGCAAACACTGGCGGTGGCGGCGGCGGAGGGTCGCACTACAATTCCAATAATTGGGGTGGCAATGGCGGTTCTGGAATTGTCATCATACGGTATCTAGGTAGACAGCGAGCAATGGGTGGAGTGGTATCATCACTGGACGGATATACAATTCACACATTTCTAGCAAACGGAACGTTTGATACTACAGCATGGCTTGATAGAAGTGGCAATGCAAACACCGGTACTCTCGTAAATGGACCAACGTATAGTTCTGCGAATGGTGGAGTAGTCGTATTCGATGGAACTAACGATTATATCAATATTGGCGTAAGCTATTCAAGCACAAACGCTATCAGCAGAACTTGGGAAGCATTCGTTAAACCCAATGCTACTATGTCATATGCTGGAATCATAGGCACAGCGCTTAGCGGCGGTTGCACGTATTATTGCAATGGCGGCATCTGTATCGCATCAGGTAATTACCAATTCAATTGGTATGATAATGCAAACTATCTATTCTTAGACAGTGGTGTTGCAGCTACTTCTGGAGTGTATGCGCACGTCGTTGGTACATGGGATGGCACTGACAGTAAAGCAAGAATTTATATTAATGGCGTACTAAAAGCTACTAGTGCTGCTTCAAATTTAAACTACGGTGGAGCTGTAGGTGCTATTCAGATAGCATTTTTATCAGCAAGTGGTAACTACTTAAATGGCAGCATTGGCAATGTGAAGCACTATTACAATGAAGCGATGTCTGTTGCTGAAGTGCAACAAAGTTTCAATGCATCCCGAGCACGATTTGGAATCTAAGGAATTAAAATGAATAACAATAGAAAATACGTAGTGTTTAACGTATCTGAACTAGATAAGATTGACTTCACTCAAGTACTTGAAACATCTTCAGAAACTCTAGTAAGATCAGTGGATGGAACTAAGACATTCGTGAAATGGGAAGGTGACGTTCCACCATGTATTCTATCACTTACGACTAAAGGCGAGTATCTAACGACGGATGAGATCGTACAATTGATGACAACATCAGAATGGTCTAAACCAATAACTCCAGTAACTGAACCAGTAATCGTTGAATAAATATACTAAAGTCACAGGATAACGCATGGCACTTATAGACAAAAATATAATCATTACGCCCAATATTGGAGCAGCATCTGATCCTAAGATCGTGTTCTCTGGTGCTGATGCGGCTACTGCTGCACAGAACATTACGTTAACAGCGTATCCAACCAACGGCGGAACACTGAGTTTCGATGGATCTACCGGTCAGTTGTTCTCTGTTACTAACAGTATGTCTGGCACCATCTTCTCAGCGAATGACGTGTCAGGTATTCCAAGCATTGAAGTCATTGACACCGGACTAGTAAAGATAGCGCAGTACTCTGGCAACGTGCTACTTGGTACTGGAACTGACACGGGTCTTGCTAAGTTACAAGTAACTGGATCGCTGAGTATTACTGGCAACATGTTATATCCAGCTAACAGTAAGTCTGCCTATGGACCAAATACCACCTGGTCAAGTTATCTACACGTTGGAGGAGATGGTGTAAACGGTATCACCAGAACAGCGTCTATTGCATCTGTAGTTACTACGAATGGTAACCTACACCTAGACTCTGGTTCAGATAAAGCAATGTACTTGAATCACTATTCTGGTACTGCCGGTGTTAACTTTGGCAATGGTGCGCAATCTATTACTGCAACACTCACTGCTGCGGGCGTGTTCAATGGCACCAATGTTACAGTAAACAGTAATCAGACGCTACACGCAGGTAACTATACCTCTTACTCTCCAACACTAACAGGCGGTTCAGCTTCTGGTACTTGGGGTATTAGTATTACTGGCAACTCGGCTACTGTATCAAATATTATAGCCAATACTGGTCTATTAGTAAATAACTTAGTAGCCCCCGCGCTAATAGATGGATTAACTACAGGGAACTTCAGATCAACGATGTTTGGAACGGCAAGTAATGGGAATGCTTTATCTACATCAAGATGGAATTCTACACCAGCACCATTCAGTGGACTATCTTCATATGGTACTGCTATCTCTTGGGCCGGTAGCGATACTCACGGCTTCTTAGCCTTGAACTATAGTACCGCAGGTGCTATAATTGGTGGAGGTAGTGGGCAAGCCATTCAGTGGTCTGCTACGTTATTGCATTCTAGTAACTACAATTCATACTCTCCAACCCTAACAGGCGGTTCAGCTTCTGGCACTTGGGGTATTAACGTCACTGGTACTTCTAACAACATAACAGCATATACTATCAACCAAAGTGTTGGCACAGGAAATGGTCCTACATTTGCTGACGTTTATAGTAACGGTTGGCTTAGAAATAACAATACTAATACAGGCGTGTATAATCAAGCAACCGTAAATCACTGGTATTCAGAAAACAGCGCAAGTTGGACTGTGGGAAGTACTAGTACTGTTTATGGTGAAATAAGACTTCGTCAAGGACACCAGGGTACTTACAAAGGTAGTTACTATTGGGACAGTGCCGGCGTAGGTTTACTAAATGACCAAGGCGGCTGGTCTGTACGCTCTAATCAAGGCTCTGGATATGGCGGACAGTTGTATGGAGCCTGGGTAATGGCTGGGAATACAATTTTAAGCGCAGGTAACTACAACTCATATGCTCCAACACTAACAGGTGGTTCTGCTTCTGGTACTTGGGGTATTAACGTTACTGGTAGCTCTGCTACTCTTACTAACTTTACTGCTGCAACTTCAACAAACCCTTCAAATGTGGATTCGCCAACAACACTTGATGTTGTTGGCTACTGCTCGCAAGCAGGATTGCCATTTAGTCAGAGCGATGGCGGTCTATATTCGGCTGGCTACAGCACCTCTTGGTATCACCAAATCTACGGCGACTTCCGCTCTGGTCAGATTGCAGTTCGAGGCAAAAACTCAGGCACATGGCAATCATGGCGAACAGTGCTGGACTCCAGTAACTATACATCATATTCACCAACACTAACTGGTGGATCAGCTTCAGGAACTTGGGGCATTAACGTCACAGGTAGCGCTGGATCTGCCACGTATGCATACAATTGTAATAGTTGGTTTAACTTTAATAGTAACTATGGTCATGCAGTTGAAGGAATATATAACGCTGCTTTATTCCAAGGTATGTTCGACATGGGTCCAGCTTATCGACTTACTGCAGGTGGTGGGGTTGGCAACTTATATGGAACGTGCTGGTCTCACCCAAATGCTGGTGGCGCAGCAGCTAACTTAGATTCTCATGGTCAAATTGTTCTAATTAATGGTGGCTTTGCTTCATGTATGTCTTATAGTATTAAAGCTTCAGCGAATGTCACAGCATATTCTGATGAACGCCTAAAGACTAATTGGAAACCATTAGCAGATAACTTCGTAGAAAAATTAGCTAATATTAAAGTAGGTACTTATGACCGTATTGATCAGTCAATCACTCAAGTTGGAGTATCTGCCCAGTCATTAGAAACGCTATTGCCAGAAGCTGTTATTACTGGCAATGACGAGATGCAAACTAAATCTGTTGCTTATGGGAATGCGGCATTAGCTGCTGCAGTAATGTTGGCAAAAGAATTTGTTGAAATGAAACGAGTTATAGAAGAACTTAAATCTGAAATAACTAAATTAAAGGAAGATAGAAATGGCACTAATTAATAATTACGAAATTCCTGGAACAGGAGTGATTGTACCTAATGCTTATCATGTGATCGTGCATTTAGACGTAGAAAAAAGAAATACTGCTAGTAGTATTCCACCAGACAATTATAATGTGAACAGACCTAATGCTGATGATAGATGGTTAGCAGGTTATTATGGAAGAATTGTAGTTTCTGTTTGGAAAGATAAAGAACAAAGAGATGCAGGCAGTCAACCAATTGGAGTTATTAATGCAAACAACGCAGTGAATCCAGTATTCATGATAGATACTAATTCAGCTGATACATATTTAACACAAGCATATAATCATTTGTTACTCACAGATTATTATAACACCGCAGTAAATGCACTATAACAGGAAAATAAAATGACACAAGCAACATTCGCCATTACAATCAATGGTATCAAAACAGCAACCGTTAACGGAATTGCAGATGCGGTAAAACAAATTGAATGGACTCTAAAGGGAGAACTAGAAGGTCAAACATTTGAACTTCCACAGACTACTATCGTTCCAGACCCAGTAGAAGCAGGATTTATTCCATTAGCTGGTCTAACACCTGAAATTGTTACTGCATGGATTGAAGAACACGCTGAGAATATGAATGCAGCAAAAGCACACATTCAGTATGTGTTAGATAGACAAGTTATTGCTGCAGCACTAGTTACTACACCAATGCCTTGGGCGCCAGTCGTAGAAGAAACTGCACCAGTTGAACCACCAGCGCCTGTTTAATAAATAGAATATAACTGGAGACGACATGGCCGTAACAACAAGAATTGGTTTAATTGAATATTGCTTAAGAGCTCTTGGCGAACCTGTTGTCGAAATTAATATAGATGAACAACAAGTAGAAGATCGTGTTGACGAAGCAATTGAGTACTTTCGACAATATCACTTCGATGGCATTGAGAAGGTGTATTTAAAGCATAACATCACTCAACAGAACATTGACGATAAGTACATTGTTGTTCCAGACTTGATCTATGGTATCACTAAGGTATACCCAGTTGCATCTGGTACGTCTACTTCAAAGTCTATCTTTGATCTACAGTATCAACTTCGTCTTAACGACTTATATGATCTAACAAGCACGTCAGTGATGTACTACACTCAGGTTATGAGTCACCTAGCGCTACTTGATCTAACACTTAACGGGCATCCTCTCTATCGATTCAATCGCTTAAACAACAAGCTTTACATTGACACAGTATGGTCTGAAAAGATGCAGGTTGGTAACTACCTTCTAGTCGAGTGTTATCGTGCAATGGATCCCGCAGATGCTCCTCGTATGTATGGTGAGTCGTGGATTAAGCACTACACTACTGCGTTGATTAAGAAACAATGGGCAGTCAACCTTAAGAAGTTCACCGGCATGCAATTGCCAGGTGGAGTATCTATTGACGGGCCTGCACTATACGCAGAAGCAATGTCTGAGATTAAAGATCTTGAAGACGAGATGATGAATAAGTCCGCTCCACTTGAGTTTTTCCTTGGCTAAAGAAGATATGGATAAGTACGAAAAGTGGTATAACTCATTAATAGATCATGCTAAAAAAAGAGCATGGTTAAAAAAGACTGCGCCATGCTATGTTGAAAGACATCATGTCATTCCAAAATCGCTTGGTGGTTCAAATGATTCTAATAATTTAGTATATCTTACTGCTAGAGAACATGCTATAGCACATATGATTTTGTGTAGATTTGGAGATAAGAATCAACGTATTCGAATGACTAATGCACTGCAAAGATTTATGTCTTCTAATAAAAGCATTTCAAGCATAATGTATGAAAGTTGCAGAAAACGGTATTCTGATCTAATGAGTATGCGCCTTAGAGGCAATACATATAGATTGGGAAAAATAGATTCGGAAGAAACTAGAAAAAAGAAAAGTGTTCCAGGCAAAGGCGGTACTTGGAAAAGAACAGATAATCATAAAAAAGAATGTTCTGAAAGAGCGATCAAAAGAGCATATGAAAATAATCCAATGAATAATGAAGAATCTAGAAAGAAAGTCGGTTTAAGTAAAATTGGCAAAAAGAAATACACTAATCAATTAACCGGAGAAAGCAAAATGTTTTTACCTGGAACAGAGTTAATAGGTTGGAGTCGTTAATATGCCTAACGTATACTTTTCACATGGTACTCGCAACGAACAGTATCTTCTTGAAGATCTTGTTGTAGAGTCTATCTCGATCTGGGGACAGGAATTTTACTACATCCCTAGAACACTGGTTGCCAAAGATGAGATCCTCGGTGAAGATCGTCTATCTAAGTTTAAAGATGCTTATCCAATTGACATGTATCTAGAATCTGTTGACGGATTTGAAGGCCAAGGGGCTTTCATCCAAAAGTTTGGTCTAATGATGGAACAGTCTGCAACGCTCTCTGTCGCTCGTCGTACCTGGGAACGAGTAGTCGGTAAACATGGCGGATCCATCCTTCCAAATCGTCCGTGCGAGGGAGATCTATTATACTTCCCTTTGACTAAAGGATTGTTTGAGATCAAGTTTGTTGATCATCAAGATCCATTCTATCAATTGAAGAAACTATATGTCTATAAGCTTCAAGTAGAACTGTTTCAATATTCTTCTGAGAAGATGGAAACTGGAATTCCTGCTATCGACGTCTTTGAAACTCTTAAGACTTTCGATACAACGCTACAGCCAAACATTGACGTAGTAGATTCATACGGCGACAATAACAAATTTAAAGATGAAGCAACTTCAGTAGTCTTTGATACGAGCAATCCATTCGGCGAATAACATGCTAAACAATAATATTTTCTATCATGGTATAACTCGTAAGGTAATCGTCGCCTTTGGTAGTCTATTCAGCAACATTCGTATCGAGCGTAAGAAGGACGGAGAGACTGTTCAGACTCTAGCAATCCCTATCGCGTATGCACCAAAGGAAAAATGGCTTGTTCGTATCGAGCAAGATCCAATGCTTGAGAATCATACCTATACGACTTTACCAAGGCTATCGTTTGAGATCACGAATCTAACATATGATGCATCTCGTAAAACTAATAGAATGAACTACATTACTATTAACGATGCTAACAATAATCATAGTAAGATGTATGCACCAGTGCCGTATAACATAGACATATCGTTGTATGCACTAACGAAGACTCAAGAAGATGGACTGCAGATCATTGAACAGATCCTTCCATACTTTACTCCAGAATACACACTATCACTTAAGACTATTCCAAACAGTGATATCGTTATGGATGTTCCCATAATTCTTGAAGGTGTATCAGTTCAAGATGATTATGATGGTGATTTTGAAACTAGAAGATTTGTTACATACACAATGAATTTTACATTAAAGTGTAACTTCTATGGTCCTATCGTGGATGGTAAGATTATCACTTCATCTATTATTGATATTAACAACATTGCTTCTACGTTAGATGCAAACATTGCCGATGTATATACAACTGGAATTCCAGCAACCGGTGTTATCACTAGTGCAATAGTTGAAAACCAGTAATACAAATATATTATACCATACATGAATGACAACCTAAAATCTTATAATTCAAATGCAGGCTTAAAGGCTGCAGGTCAAGTTATAGGTTTCACTAAAGAACAACTTCAAGAATATTTGAAGTGCGCCGAAGATCCTATCTACTTTATCAACAATTATTGTATGATTGTATCGCTTGATCAGGGTTTGATCCCGTTCACGCTATATCCTTGTCAAGTAAATAAGATCAACATCATCCATAATAATCGTAAGGTTATTCTAATGGAAGGTCGTCAACAAGGCAAGACTACTTCATCCGCTGCATACATCGTCTGGTACACAATATTTCAGACGAGTAAGACAGTTGCTATTCTTGCTAATAAGGCAACAGCGGCACGGGAAGTATTGAATCGCTATCAGCTAATGTACGAGAACCTTCCACTATGGATGCAGCAAGGTGTTACTACATGGAACAAAGGTGACATCGAATTAGAGAATGGTTCAAAGGTATTCACGGCTGCAACATCAGCATCTGGTATTCGTGGTAAGTCTGTCAACATGTTGTATGTCGACGAAACAGCGATTATCCCAAACACTGTTGCAGAACAATTCTTCGCTTCAGTTTATCCAACAATTTCTGCTGGTGAAACGACAAAGATTCTTTTAAGTTCTACTCCACTTGGATACAATCACTTCTGGAAATTCTGGAATGATGCGGAGAATGATCGTAATGGATTCGTTCCATTGTTTATTCCGTATACCGATATCCCTGGACGAGACGCCGTTTGGGCCAATGAACAGCATAGATTACTCGGCGATCTTAAGTTTAATCAGGAAGTACTGTGTAACTTTCTTGGTTCAAGCTTAACGCTGATTAACTCCAACACAATCTCTCAGTTGTCACCAGGATCGATGATATATAGTAAAGACGGATTCGATGTGTATGAGAAACCAAAAGTCGATAGAGTTTATGCGTTAGTTGCAGATACTGCTAAAGGTGTTGGTGGAGACTACTCTGCATTCGTAGTAGTTGACATGACAGAATTACCATATAAACTAGTTGCAAAATATAGAGACAATAGGATTAGTCCTATGCTATATCCTTCGATTATAAATAAGGTTGGAAGAGAATACAATACGGCATATGTTCTTATAGAAATAAATTCTTCAGAACAAGTTGCCGATATTCTATACGGTGAATATGAATACGACAACGTTGTTATGGTAAATAGAAGTGGAGATGGACAGTCAATATCCGGAGGATTTGGCGGTGGTAGAACCCAACTGGGCGTTATCACTGATAAAAAAGTCAAACGAATTGGGTGTTCTAACTTTAAAGCTCTAGTTGAAGAAAAACGGTTGTTGATTCCTGATGCAGATGTTATCTCTGAAATTTCTACCTTTATTCAAATAAAGAGTAGCTATGAAGCTGATGAAGGGTATCATGATGATCTAGTTATGCCTTTAGTATTGTTTTCGTGGGCGACCACTAGTCAGTATTTTAAAGATCTTAGTAATATCAATATTAGACAAGTGATGTATGAAGACCAAATGAAACAAATTGAAAATGACTTAACACCATTTGGTTTCTTAGATGATGGACAAACAATGGGAGATGGTCTTTTGGCCAACTTCTAAAACTGACTATATATAAATAAAGATAGACAAAGTTCTAATTTTATTAATAACTCTCAAGGAGAATCGCAATGCCTTTCGCACTATCTCCAGGCGTAACAATTGTTGAGAAAGACTTCTCATCTATTATTCCTGCTGTTTCAACTTCTGCTGGCGCGTTTGCCGGTGTGTTTTCATGGGGACCAGTGGCAGAGCCAACAACGGTTTCTTCTGAGGATGTACTAGTACAACGCTTTGGTAAACCAAATGACGCTAACTATCAGTCATTTTTCTCTGCTGCTAACTTTTTAGCATACACCAACAATTTAATCGTTAATCGTACCGACACTTCTGACTTAAGAAATGCGGTTTCTTCTGCTGGTGGCGAAGTTCTTGATGTTACGTTTACAACAAAAGGTTCTGGCTATAAGACTGGACACGCAACTACTGTAGCATTCTCTGCTCCAGAAACAGTTGGTGGTTCTACTGCTACCGGTACTATTGTTCTTAGCGGTGGTATCGTTACTGGAATCTCCGTATCTGGTGGCTCTGGCTATCTAGTAGCTCCTACCGTTACGATCAGCGCTCCAGAAGTTGAAGGTGGTCAAACTGCCGCTGCTACTGCTGTTATTTCTGGTGGTGTTGTTACTGCAATTAACTTGACCGCAGGATCTTTAGGTTCTGGTTACTTAGCTGCTCCTACAGTTACTCTTACTGCGGCTCCATCTGGTGGCACTACTGCAACTGCAACTGCAACTGTTGCAACTTCTAGCATTAGCAAAATCAATATCACAAGTGGTGGTTCGGGTTATGTTGCTGCTCCTACAGTTACAATCGTTGCTTCTAACACTGGTACTGTTGGTGCTGTAGTAGCTCCTACCGGCGTAACTGCTGTTCTTTCATCTTCAACTGGTGTTAAGATTAGAAATACTGCTGACTATGTTGCAAATTTCCGTGACTTCCAACAGTCAGTGTATGGCATGTTTGCTGCTAGATATCCAGGTACTCTTGGAAATGGTATCTCCGTTATCTTAGTTGATAAAGCTGTATACACATGGGCTGCGGCAAATCAAAGCAGTTATATTAGTGGTACTACTGTTAAAGCTTCTGTAATCACATCAAGTTTTAGCGGAACTCCTGGTACTAGTACTGCAGCTTCTCTAAAGAACATTGCCGATGACGAACTTCACGTATTAGTTCTTGACACCGCTCGCGGAACATGGTCAGGTACTCCATACACTACTCTTGAAAAATATGCATATCTTTCAAAGATCAAAGGCGTAACACGCAGTGATGGTACTAACGTATACTATCGTGATGCTATTAATACAGCATCTAAGTATATCTGGGTTCTAAATACTCCTAGTGCTGTGCAAGTCAATGACCCACAGAATATTGACTGGAACCAAAGTATTGACTCAATTGCAACTGCTGCAAATCTTCGCGATTTAAAATCTACTGCAACTGCTATCGTACTAGCTGGTGGAGTTGACGATTTCGCTGCTACAGATGGTGAAACACAAGCAGCATTCTTACAATTCACAAATACTGATTTGTATGATGTATCTCTTGTCATTGCTGGCGACGTAAGTGCAACTACTGCAAACGTTCTAATTAATAGTTTAGCTGAAATTCGTAAAGATTGCGTAGTGTTTATCTCTCCACGTAATGCAGACGCTTCTCCTATCACTATTTCTACAACTGCAGTTGCTAGCATTCAAGCCTTTAAGTTAACTTTAACTAATAGTACCTATGCTGTTCTAGATAGCGGATGTAAATATCAGTATGACCGTTACAACGATACATATCGTTGGATTCCATTGAATGCTGATATCGCTGGTCTATGCGCTCGTACTGATTACACTACAGATGCATGGTTCTCCCCAGGTGGTTTCACTCGTGGTCAAGTAAAGAATGTTGTTAAGCTTGGTTTTAATCCAGGACCTACTGAACGCGATAATCTTTATAAAGAAAGTGTTAACCCAGTTGTAACATTCCCAGGACAAGGTACTATCCTTTATGGTGATAAAACATTCTGGTCTAAGCCAAGTGCATTCGATCGAATCAATGTACGCCGTCTATTCATTGTATTAGAAAAAGCAGTTGCTACAGCAGCTAAGTATCAGTTGTTCGAATTCAATGATGACTTTACTCGTGCTCAGTTCCGCAATTTAGTTGAACCGTTCTTGCGTAATGTCCAAGGTCGTCGCGGTATTATTGACTACCGCGTTAAATGTGATACCAGCAATAACACTGGTGAAGTTATCGATCGTAACGAGTTTGTTGCAAGTATTTTCATCAAACCAAATCGTTCAATCAACTTTATCACACTAAACTTTGTGGCTGCTCGTTCAAGCGTAAGCTTCGACGAAATCGGCGGTTAATTCACAAGGGAGGGAGATTAAACACCTCTCTCCCGTTGAATAAATAAAAGAATAAAGGAGTCATTCAGATGGCAAACATTTCAGATTTTAAAGCACAACTTACTGGCGGTGGTGCTCGTGCCAACCAGTTCAGAGTTGGTTTAGCTTTCCCTTCGTTTGTGAATTTAGGCGTAATTGCCGGTACACAAGCACAGTTCCTATGTAACACTGCTCAGTTACCAGCATCTACGATTGAACCAATCTCTGTTCTATACAGAGGTCGTCCAGTTAATTTTGCCGGTGAAAGAACATTTGCTCCTTGGACTGTTTCAATCTATAACGATACGAACTTCAACATTCGTAATGCTCTAGAACAATGGTCTAATGGCATTCAAAATAATGCAGATACTAATGGTATCACTAACCCATTAAACTATCAAGTTGACATGGCAGTATATCAATTAGATCGCAATGGCGCAACTATTAAGACTTACTCATTCCACGATGCATTCCCTTCTGAAGTTGGCGATATTCAATTAGGTTACGATCAAGGTAACGCGATTGAAACTTTCAATGTGACGTTCCAATACAACTTCTGGACTTCGGATACTTCTACTGGCGGTGCAGCTGGTGGATTTGGAGTTAGCGGTACCGTTAATACTCCAGTTGGCTCTTTCCCTATTTAATTAGAAGCGATATATAATGAAAGTCTTTGGTTTTGAAATTCAGCGTAAGAAGCAGCCTGAGCCGTTATCAATTATTGCTCCATCACCAGATGATGGTTCGACAGTTGTAACGTCTACGGCTGGGTACTATGCCCACGTGATGAATATGGATGATACGATTAAGAGTGAAAACGACTTAATTCGTAGATACCGCGAAGTGTCGCAGTATCCTGATTGCGATAGTGCCATTGATGATATCACCAATGAAGCTATTGTGGCAGAAGAGGATCATCCTCCTGTTGAAATTGTTTTAGACGATCTAAAAGTTTCTGCTGGAATTAAAACTAAGATTACTGACGAGTTTAAGAACGTCATGACCCTATTGAAATTCGATCAAAAAGGTCATGACATCTTTCGCAATTGGTATGTTGATGGTAGACTATACTATCAGATTCTAGTGGATGAAGCTAATCCAAAGAACGGTATCGTCGAACTACGACCTGTTGACTGCCGCAAGATTCGCAAGATTAAAAACGTACAGAAACAAAAGAATCCACAAGGTGTGGAGATCATTAAGAACGTAGAAGAGTATTACCTGTACAACGATAAGGGTATTACTGAATCTACAACTCAAGGAATTAAACTTCCTACTGATTCTATTCTCTATACTCCATCAGGAGTCATAGATCAAAATTCCGGTCTTATGCTATCGTACTTGCATAAGGCTATTAAGTTAGTAAATCAACTTAAGATGATGGAAGACTCTTTAGTCATCTATCGTATCAGTAGAGCACCAGAACGTAGAATTTTCTATGTTGACGTTGGTAATCTACCAAAACAAAAAGCAGAACAATACGTCAATGACTTGATGAATAAGTTCCGTAACAAAGTTGTTTACGATGCAACAACCGGCGAAGTCCGCGATGATCGTAAGCATATGTCTATGATGGAAGACTTCTGGATGCCTCGCCGCGAAGGTGGCAAGGGTACAGAAATTACTACACTTCCTGGTGGACAAACACTTGGTCAGATTGAAGACATTGAGTTCTTCCAAGGTAAACTATTTCAAGCATTGAACGTTCCAATGAGTCGCTTAAAAGGCGACGGTGGATTCAACCTTGGTCGTTCATCTGAGATCAGTCGAGATGAAATTAAATTTACAAAGTTTGTTTGGAGAATTCGTAAGAAGTTCTCTAACTTATTCCTCGATGCTCTAAAGATTCAGTTAGTCCTTAAAGGTGTTATTAATATCGAAGACTGGCCAGAGATGGTTCAACAGATTCGATTTGACTTCATGAAGGATAACCACTTTGCAGAGATCAAAGATAACGAAATCATGCAAGGTAGAATTAATCTGCTAACTGCTATTGACCCATTCGTTGGAAAATACTATTCTCCTACATTCGTTAAGCGTAATATCCTTATGCTCAATGACGAACAAATCGAAGAAATCGACAAAGAGAATGAAACACATAATGCAGATACGCAAACTGCTGAAGTAAATGATATGTTGGTTAAGGGTAAAGCCCAAGCCGATATCAATAAAATGCAAGATACTGGAGATAAAAAATGAGTACACGTGATTTAGTAGACGCCTTAATTTCAGGCGATTCGATTGAAATTGAAAATGCATTTGATGCTACTATGGCTGAAAAGATGTCGTCTAGTTTAGACACATATAGAGTTAAAGTGGCCCAGTCAATGTTTAACCCTGCCGTAGCAGTTGCAGATTCAGAATAATTCTAATCTCTATTTGATGATAAATATAATCAATAAGGAACTAATATGGCGGTCGTAAAAAGCTTTTTAAAATTAACAGAATCAGAGAGCGTAGTTAAAGTCGCAGGAACTGCCGGTGCTGCTACCATCAGTCTAGCGACTGACTTGCTTCGCTCAACTGAAGCACTCACAGTTGGTGGTACTCCAACAGCAACAATCAGAACTCTCACTTGGAGTGGTGCTGCAGCAGGTGTAATCACGATCACTAGAAATGGTGTGACAGTATTTACACTTCTTAGTGCTGCATGTGGTCAGTTAGATTTTGGCGGACAATTTTGTGTCGCCGATAACACTGAAGCGACGTCTGATATCGTAGTTACAATCAGCGGTGGCCAAGCAGAGGTGTTGCTTCGCGTGGCTAAAGTAACTGGTTATTCAAGCAAGATTGAAACTTCACAGTTCAGCGTATATGATAATCTAAACGCAGTGGGAAGCTAATCATGTATCTAATTAAAGAAGTCGTAGAGACCTGCACACTAGTTACCGAGAATAAACTCGGTAAAGGTAAAGAATATTTTATTGAAGGCGTATTCCTTCAATCGGAAGTCAAGAATCGCAACGGTCGTATGTATCCAGAATCTACAATGGATAGAGAAGTTGCGCGTTACATGCTTGAAAAAGTAGGTAAGAATACTGCTTATGGAGAACTTGGTCATCCAGAATCTCCATCTATCAATCTAGATAGAGTATCACATATGATTGTCGATCTTCGCAAAGAAGGCACTAATTATATTGGTAAAGCAAAGATCATGGAAACACCAATGGGTAATATTGCACGAAGCCTTCTTGAAGGTGGAGCAAATCTCGGAGTTTCCAGTAGAGCGCTTGGATCCCTTCGTATGAATAAAGAAGGCGTGCAAGTTGTTCAAGACGATTTTATGTTGTCAACGGCAGCAGACATCGTCGCAGATCCTTCAGCACCAGATGCTTTCGTAAGAGGTATCATGGAGTCGGCAGAGTGGGTTTTTGTTGATGGTCGCTTTGAACAAAAGCATATTGAACAAACTAAGAAACTTATTCAGAATGTTCCGTCTAAGCGATTGAACGAAGTTTCCATACAAGCATTTCAGAATTTTCTGAATAATCTAAAGTAATAAATAAATAATCTAGTTTAGGAGAATAAACACATGTCTATCGAACAAAAAATTGCCGACCTTCTTGAAGAATCAAAGAAGTTACAAGAAGAACAAGTTGAAGTAGTTGCTGAAGAAGTAGCTGCTGAAGTAGTCGCTGAAGAAGTGGTTGCTGAAGAACTTACAATCGACGTATCTGAAGACGTCGCCGCTTTAATTAACGGTGAAGAACTATCAGAAGAATTTAAAACTAAAGCTGCTACAATTTTTGAAGCAGCTGTAGTAACTCGTGTTAAGCAAGAAATTGCTAAACTCGATGAACAGTTTGATACTAAACTTGCTGAGCAAGTAGAGTCAATCAAAGAGGGTCTTGTTGAAAAAGTTGATGGATACCTTAACTACGTAGTTGAGCAGTGGATGACAGATAATGAGCTTGCCCTTGAAAATGGTATGAAGAGTGAAATCATGGAGAGTTTCATCACTGGTATGAAAGGTCTTTTTGAGCAACACTACATTGATGTACCTGAAGAAAAGTTTGATGTTCTAGGTCAAATGCAAGAAGAAGTTAGTGCCGTAAAGTCTAAACTCGACGAGCAATTAGCTGCTAATGTTGAACTAACTAAGCAAGTAAACGAGATGAAGAGAGTTGCTGCGATTGCAGAATCTGCAGCAGGAATGGTTGATACCGACGTAGAGAAGTTCAGCGGCCTAGCTGAAGAACTTGCCTTCGAAGATGCTGACACCTTCAAGACGAAACTTCAAACCATTAAGGAAAATTATTTTGGTAAGAAGGTAAGTAAGACTGTTGATTCAGTCGTGACAGATGAGCCAGTGCAACTTTCTGAAGAATCAATCAGCCCGAGAATGGCTGCTACTCTTCGTGCACTAGGTAAGAAGTAAACATCCATTAAAAGGAAAATAAAATGACAACACGTCAAGATTTAATTAAAAAGTGGTCTCCAATCTTGGAAGCTACCGAAGCTGCTCCAATCCAGTCTAACTATCGTAAAGAAGTTACCGCTGTTCTTTTAGAGAATCAAGAACGCGCAATGGCTGAGAGCTATCAAGCTCTTAACGAAATTGCTAACACCGGTGGTGCTGGTGTTGCTATGGGCGGTGCTGGTACTAATGCAAATATGGCTGGTTACGATCCAGTTCTTATTTCCCTAGTACGTCGTGCAGCTCCACAGATGATCGCTTATGACATCGCTGGTGTTCAACCAATGACCCAACCTACAGGTTTGATCTTCGCTATGAAGAGCAAGTACTCTACTCAAGACGGTGCAGAAGCGTTGTTCAACGAAGCAGATACTGACTTCTCTGGTACTGGTACCCACGCTGGTTCTAACCCAGTTGATGGCACTTACACCAAGGGTACTGGTATGTCTACCTCTACCGCTGAAGATCTTGGCGCTGGTACTGCATTCGGTCAAATGGCTTTCTCTATCGAGAAGACAACCGTTACTGCACAAACTCGTGCATTGAAGGCAGAATACACTACTGAATTAGCACAAGACTTGAAAGCAGTTCACGGTCTTGACGCTGAAGGCGAACTAAGCAACATTCTTTCATCAGAAATTCTTGGTGAAATTAACCGCGAAGTTCTACGTACCGTGTACATCGGTGCTAAGGTTGGTGCTCAAGTTGGTACCGCTGCTGCTGGTACTTTTGACTTGGACGTTGATGCTAACGGTCGCTGGTCTGTTGAAAAATTCAAAGGTCTAATGTTCCAAATCGAACGTGAAGCTAATGCAATTGCACAAACAACCCGTCGTGGTCGTGGTAACTTCATCATCTGTTCTTCAGATGTTGCTAGTGCCTTGGCAATGGCTGGTGTTCTTGACTATGCTCCTGCATTGTCTACCGGTCTAAACGTTGACGAAGCAAGCACCACTTTTGCTGGTGTTCTAAACGGTAAGTACAAAGTGTATGTTGATCCATACTCTGCTAACCAAGCAAATACTCAGTTCTTCGTAACTGGTTATAAAGGTACTTCTGCATTCGACGCTGGTCTTTTCTATTGCCCATACGTGCCGCTAGAAAAAGTTCGTGCTATCGATCCAGCTACCTTCCAACCAAAAATTGGTTTCAAAACCCGTTATGGCATGGTTGCTAACCCGTTCACTAGCTTGTCTTCTGGACAAAACATCTACTATCGCAAGGTAGCAGTTACCAACTTGATGTAATCAAGTTAAGTCTACGTAAGATAGACACTTTAAAAGGGGACTTCGGTCCCCTTTTTTTCGTATAAATAATAGTATGACTACAGTACTTTCTACTCAAATTCCAAAGAACGTTAATCCATTATCTCCTAATGGATACCTGTTTACACTTCAAAGATTGCCAACGCTGAGTTACTTTTGTCAAGAAGTATCTTTGCCTGCTATCACTCTACCTGAAGCAACTCAGTTAACACCATTTTCTAAGGTTCCATTAGCAGGTGATCAGATTGATTTTGATACTCTTAGAGTTCAATTCTTGATTGATGATAAGATGGAAAACTATAAAGCCATTCACAATTGGATTATAGGACTAGGGTTTCCAGAAGATTATGCCCAGTACACTACCACTATCGGTGGTGCAACACCTGCTGCAATGAGTGAAGTCGCAAAATCCTCATCAGACGCTACACTGGTTATACTTGGTAACGACAACAATCCTATACAAACAATTCAGTTTGCAGATTGTATTCCACAAAGTTTGGAAAGCATAACGTTTACATCTACCAATCAAGATGTGACATACTTAATCGGAAGCGTAAACTTTTCGTATTCTTATTATAGATTCATTTAATTATTAGCCGAAAGGCTATCACTGAAATACATTATGAACATTGAAGAACTTCATGACCTCTGGGACGTTGATTGCAATATCAACAGTGATCACCTTGATCGCGAATCAGTTAAGAGCCCACAACTCCACGCAAAATACTTACGACTTCTTATCCAGCATAAGATGAAACTATCAGCATTGACTGCTGAATATAATACTGTTCGCCAAAAGAAGTTTAGATACTACAGAGGAGAGATGGGTAAGGATGAACTCATTGAACTAAACTGGAAACAGTGGCAGGGAATCAAACCACTAAAGAATGAGATGGATGAATTCCTTGAAGGTGACACCGACTTAAACAAGATCAACATTAAGAGTGCATATATAAAAGGAATGGTAGAAGCTTTAGAGTCTATCCTTGGTCAAATAAAATCTCGTGACTGGCAGATTAAAAATGCTATCACTTGGAAACAATTCGTTGCAGGTAATTAATAATGATCACAATTGAGAAGGTAAACAACGTTCACCTGCGGATCTATGCAGATCCTTCAATCACACAAGAACTATCGGAATTCTTCACCTTTCAGGTAGAAGGCTATAAGTTCACGCCTGCTTACAGAAGCGGTCAGTGGGATGGAAAGATTCGCATGTATGATATGCATCGCAAGACTCTATACGTTGGCCTTCTTAAATATGTTATTGGATTTGCAGAGCGTAATCAATATGAGATTGCATATAATAATGAAGTACTACCTGCTAACAATATAACTCGTGAAGAGATTGTTGAATATGCTAAGTGGTTGAACCCATGTTCTCGTGGTGTTCCCATTGAGATCTATGACTATCAGGTAGACGCCGTCCATAAGGCACTAACGGATGAACGTGCTTTACTACTATCTCCTACTGCATCAGGCAAATCATTCATCATCTATACTACGATGAGATGGCATCTTGAGAACAAACGAAAGTGTATTGTTATCGTTCCAACTACTTCGCTAGTTGAACAGTTATACGCAGACTTTGCAGATTACTCTTCTGTTAATGGATGGAAGACTGATAGGCACTGCCAGAAACTATACAGTGGATTCACTAAGGATGTTCAAGCAGATGTATTGATCACCACATGGCAATCAATTTACAAGCAACCTGCTGCTTGGTTTAATCAGTTCGACGTTATCTTCGGCGATGAAGCTCATAACTTTAAAGCAAAATCTCTTACATCCGTGATGGATAAGATGGTTAACGTTAAGTACCGTGTAGGTACTACTGGTACGCTAGACGATAAGAAAGTTCACAAACTTGTGCTAGAAGGAATCTTTGGTCCAGTTCATAGAGTTATTTCTACTCGCGAATTGATGGATTCAAACAGAGTTGCAAACTTAAAGATTACCTGTATCGTACTAAAGTATGATGAGACATCTCGCAAGATTATGAATAAAGCTCAGTATCCAGATGAGATCAACTTTATCATTGGGCACGAGAAGCGTAACAGATTCATCCGTAACCTAGCACTAAACTGTGAAGGTAATACGCTGGTATTATTCCAAATGGTTGCTAAGCATGGCAAGATTCTACATGAAATGATTGCTGCTAAAGCCGGTGATAAGAGAAAAGTATTCTTTATCTACGGTGGAACTGATACGGATGCTAGAGAAGAAGCTCGTAAGCTTATGGAGAATGAAACTGATGCTATCTGTATCGCTTCATTTGGCGTATTCTCGACAGGTATAAATATCCCATCGATAGAGAACGTTATCTTTGCTTCACCAAGTAAGTCTAAGATTCGTAATCTACAATCTATTGGTCGAGGATTAAGATTAAAAGAAGGTAAGACTCACTGTAATCTATATGATATCAGCGATGATCTACACTGGAAGTCTTATAAGAATCATACTCTTGGTCACTTAGCAGAAAGACTGAAGACGTATTCTGAAGAGAAGTTTGTCTATAAGATTGTTGAGGTGCCAGTTGAATGAATATGTAGTATTTAAACTAGTGTCTGGTGAACAGATGATTGGTACATTGTTGAATGATATCAGCGAAGGAATAGTCGTACTAGATCCTATAATCGTGAAGATGACACATATCGTTAGAGATGGTGAACATGTAGAACAGGCTGTTACATCTAGATTCTGTCAGTTTGCAGAAGACAATGTATTTGCTTTCCGTCATAGAGATCTGATCTACAAGAAGAAACTAGATCCTAATATGGTACAGTACTATGCTCGTATTATTAAAGCACTAGACGCAGAAGACAATAATATCCAACCAGCCAATGAACCAGTTGATATACCAAAGGATAGAATTCTTCATTAATCTGAAATCCTTAGATTTATTATACCATCGGTTTGCATGGCTGTACAATCTAATTTATCTAAATGCAATCTAATCTTGATTGTACATGAGTCAATCTTTAGTGTATAATCGAGTAAACACACTACGGAATTCTAATGGCAACCCACTACGTCAACAACGCCCAAATGCTTGAGTCTATCAAGGATTATCGGGAAAAACTACTAGCCTCTAGAGAAAATTCTACTGAGACACCTCGTATTCCGGAATACCTTGGCGAGTGTATCATGAAGATCGCTACAGGTCTAAGTAGGAAATCAAACTTTATCAACTACTCGTATAAAGACGATATGATTCTTGATGGAATCGAAAACTGCATTCATTGTATGCACTCCTTCGATCCAGAAAAATCCTCAAATCCCTTCTCCTACTTCACACAGGTAATCTACTTTGCTTTCCTTCGCCGCATTGCCAAGGAAAAGAAGCAATCGTACATCAAGGGTAAACTCATTCAAGACATGGCATTCGACTCCTTTGATCTACAAGGGCATGATGACGATGCAGACTTTAAGAATGCTTACACCGCTTTCATTCAAGCAAATTCTAACTTTGACGATTCGTTCATAAAGAACAAAGAAAAGAAAAAGAAGGAAAAGCTTGAACAGTCACTTGCTAACTTCATTGACGATCCAAAGACTCCTCCTCCAAACGAAGACAACAACCCTTTCTTTAGTGATGAAATTCCACATGACTGATAGAGACTGGTTAGACAAAGTTGCATTAGCGGCTAGTGTGTATTGTGAATTCCCAAATACGAATGAAGCAGAGATTGACAAGTTTATAGAATTCTTGTATTATGCTTATGGCTATGATAAGTTTTTAGAGGTGAAGAAACATGAATAGAATTGGGTTTACATGTTCATCGTTTGATTTATTTCATGCTGGTCATGTATCAATGCTGCGAGAAGCAAAGTCACAGTGTGATTATCTTATTGTAGGACTACAGACTGATCCTACGATTGATCGTCCAGAAAAGAATAAACCCATTCAATCGATTACAGAACGATACATTCAACTTTCAGGATGTAAATATGTAGACGAGATAGTTATGTATGCAACTGAAAATGATCTTACAAATGTTTTGAAAACGTTTTCAATTGATGTTCGCATTTTAGGTGAAGAGTATCGTCATCGACCATTCACTGGAAAAGATATTGAAATGGAATTCTATTTTAATACCCGTCAACATAGTTTTAGTACAACCGAATTACGCGAAAGAATCGCTAACGCAGAAGTACTCAGCGCCTCATTGAGAAGAAAATGAAAGTAGCAATCATAACAGACCAACACTTTGGTGCTCGTGGTGATAGTGTTCAATGTTTAGATTACTATGAGAACTTCTATAAGAATGTTTTCTTTCCTAAGCTAAAGGAACATGGTATCACCACGATGCTTATCCTTGGTGACACTTTTGATCGTCGTAAGTTTATCAATTTTAATACACTTGCTCGCACTAAGAAGATGTTCTTCGATAAGGCTTTCGAGGCTGGTATCCTAATCACTATGATTGCTGGAAATCACGACACGTATTTTAAGAACACCAACGAAGTCAATAGTCCTGAACTAACATTAAAAGAGTATTCTAACATTGTCATTGTTAGTAACCCAGAAACTGTTAACGTCGCTGGAACCCCAGTTTGTTTTCTCCCTTGGA